GCGACTTGTTCGTCAGGTAGAATGCCAGTGGCCAACCAAAAGCTGTATCGTGCTTTTGCGGTAACTTGACGCCACTTAGCTTCTAAACCTCGCACAAGGTATGAAGTGCCTGTTTCCAACGACGGGTGGTCACCTGCTTTGTGGCCGTGAGATTCTCGCAAATACATTGCGTAAAACTCTTGCAACACAGGTACCCCACTGTTAAGTGCTAAGCCGCCTTCACCGACCGCACCTAACCACGCCCGCATGACTGACTCAGATTCAAATGGAACCAGAGAAAGAGAATCCTTAGCAGTACAAACTTTGGGATCCCTAACCTGGGTGTAACCGAGCCCATTCCACAAGAAATGTGATTGGCAGAAAACTATTTGCTCAAATTCGTACACAGGTTCCTCGACTATCATGTTAAACCCATAGTCGAGAAACCAATCGTGAACGTCCGAAAATTTCCCAAGGTCCTTACGGTCACAAATAACAACACAATCATCGCCGTTGTTGAGGAGAGAAAACCGGATGTTGTGCTCCTGGCAATACAGCAGCACCAGGGAACTAGCAAGTACGCAGTTCCCAGAGGCTGTATCCATGTCGCCACTCATCCTTGATCCTTCAACGCCGTATCTAATCATCTTGTCACCAAGCCGTGCAAAACCAATGTTAACCAACTGGGACTTGAGCAAACGAGCCAACACTTTCTTGTCATGAAATGACGCCACACAACCCACATAAATGCTGTGAAGCCATTTCAGAGCGTCAGTTGACACGCTCTGATCAAACCTCGAAGCATCCATTCCGATCGCGACCGGGTCTGAGAATTTTGACCATTTCTCAAACGCCAACCGACCAACTTCGCCCCCATTCATGCCTTTAACAATTGTTTTCTCTCCAAAGCATTGAGTAACAGCTTTATAGAGAAGGCCTTCCATGGGCTTAAGGAAGACCCCAACCGAGACGTTGTACCGCTTGCGTCTGGGTTGGATGATTCTTGGTGCGGGGTCCGGTTTAGAAGTGAAGTTAATCTTCTCAACCTTCGTAAACGTATCAACATAGCCATCTGATTTGCACACCCCCGAGTGCTCCAAAGATTCAACAGCTT